ACAATAGTTTCAAATTTACTGTTGTAAATATTCCTTATTTCATTTTCTTTAGCTATCAGCCTTTGTTCTAAGGAATCATTAACTCGTTTAAGTTCATCGATTAAATAAATATTGTTTTCTCTTAAATTATAAAGTTCAATACCTTGTAAAATGCAGGCCCTTAAATAATCAAAATTATAAGGTTTTCTAATATACCTAAAAAGGCTTCCGTTATTTACTGCATTTATAATTGCTTCAATATCGGAATACGCAGTAAGCATTATTGTAATTATTTCAGGATACAATAAATGAACCTGCTCAATTAACTTTGAACCTAAAATTAATGGCATTCGCTGATCTGAAATAAAAACCTTGATTTTATTGTTTTTCAGAATCTGAAAGCATTCATCGATGTTGTTAGTAGTAAATACCTCGAATTTATTTTTATAAATAAAACGAAAAGAACGCAAATTTTCTAATTCGTCGTCAACATACAGCACAGAATCTTTCCCCATAGCATCAAAAATATTGGACCCATTAAATAGAACCATGCGGCCGGTCGCCAAACCACATCAGAATACAGTTGCCCGCAAACAGATGGTATAGCCGCATGGCAATACTTTTTCTGTTTCGGGCAGAACTGTTGGGAAAGTTTATTATGTGGTTTGGCATTACAAATATAAATAAAGACAAAATATAAACTGTTTATATTTTATAGCTATATTATAGCTAAATTTCTATTTTATGAATTTAAATTGCCGGCAAAACAATCAAAATGAGCGATACTGACTTACTTATCATAGGAAGGTATGTACATAGCAATATGCCGGGGCTTGCAGCGGTAATAAAAAATAATGACAAACCTGCTTCTTTTTCAATATTATGCGCTGTTGCTGATATTTTGGGCATAGATAAGCTAGAAATTATGGGGATAAAAAAGGATAATCACATAGTGGATGCCCGGGTAATATTTGCCATTCTAACTATCCTAATCCACGATCCACAGCGATTAATCGACAATAAAAAAAGTGTAATAATCCCAATAATTGCCAATATACTCTCCCGTGATACAAATACGATAGATCACTATATTAAAATGCACAACAATTACATGAAGTGCAATTCAAAGTACAGGACAAAGTTCAATTATGTATCTGAAGCGATAACGCAATGGCAGTAAAAAAGAAAATATCAAAATCTAAAGCTGTCAAACCTAAAAAACAGCCTAAAAAAGTTGATAATCCAAACGATAAGAGAATTGGAAATCAATTTTGGAGGCTCAGATCAAAACATGGCCGCGATAAATTGTTTGAAACACCTCAATTATTATGGGAAGCTGCATGTGAATATTTCGAATGGTGTGACAAACATCCACTATTTGAAACTAAAGCATTTTGTTACAAAGGTAAAGTTGTAGTTAAAAAACTTCCAAGGCTTAGAGCTATGACACTTTCCCAATTATGCTTTTACCTTAATTGCAGCGAAAGTTATTTGAGAGAATTCAAATCCAATCTTAAGACTGAAAACCAAATTGATAAAGATTTTTTGACGGTCATAAAAGAAATTGAGCAAGTTATATATAATCAAAAGTTCCAAGGGGCCGCAGCTGACCAGCTTAACTCAAATATTATAGCAAGAGATTTGGGGCTTTCTGATAAAACTGACTCAAAGCAAAATATTACAATACGGACACTGGCTGATATTGCATGTGAAAATGCTAATGGGCAAAATGATATTGATCATGAGTGAACTTGAGGCATATAAGATGTATCAGAAAAACTGGCCCAAGTTTGCTCGGGAAGTTTTGGACGTTCGTTTGGATCCGGAACAAGAAAAAATTCTTGAAGCTGTCCAGGTTCATAAGCGTGTTTCTGTTCGGTCGGGTACTTCACGGGGTAAAGACTATACGGCAGCCGTTTGTTCAATTTGCTTTTTATTTCTTAATAAGCCATCTAAAGTTATTAATACAGGTCCTACCGGTAGACAGGTTTCTGCTATCATGATGCCTGAAATAAGTCGCATTTACCGCAATTCTAAACTTAATCTTGGTGGCAGATTGCTTTCAGATGGAATCTACTTTGAGCAGGATGATACATGGTATTTAATGGGTTTTAAATCGGATGATAATTCGGTGGAAAAATGGTCAGGATTTCACAGCGCTAACCTTATGACCGTTGTCACTGAAGCATCGGGTATCAAGCAAAATACGTTCAATGCAATAGAAGGGATTCTTCAAGGTAATTCTAGATTATTATTAATATACAACCCTAACCACACCAGTGGAGAAGCATACAATAGTAGCCGTTCTCCAAGGTATGTTAAATTCAAGCTATCATGCATGGACGCTCCGAACGTGAAAGCAAAGAAAATACTCATTCCCGGGCAGGTTGACTGGGAATGGGTTAACGATAAGGTGAATGCCTGGTGTTTGATTATCGATGAATCATCAATAGATAAAAGCAAGCATGATTTTTTATGGGAAGGATTTTGGCGCCGGCCAAATGATATGTTTCGGGTTAAAGTTCTTGGAGAATTCCCTGCAGAGAGTGAAGATACTCTTATTCCTTTAAGCTGGATTGAAGCTTCAAACGAACGCTGGATTGACTATACTGAAAATAACCTTCAAAATCATGAACCATTAAGGCTTGGTGTTGACGTGTGCGGTATGGGTCGCGATAAAACCATGATGGCGCCACGATACGGAAATTATGTTGCAAGGTTAAAGGAATTTAACCAGGTTAAAGATTCAACTATTCACATGCGCATAGCTGGCATAATCAGAAATGAACTTCAAGCAAGATTTTCAGCAGCTTTAATTGATACCATAGGTGAGGGCGCCGGAGTATTGAGCCGGTTACATGAATTGAATGTGATGAATGCTGTAAGTGCTAAATTCAGCGAAGGTGCTAAGAATCTAAGTGATTTTACAGGGCATAGGAAGTTTGCAAATATGCGCTCATGGTGTTATTGGGGTTTGCGTGATGCATTGGATCCGGCAAACAAAATAAATCTCATGCTGCCACCGGATGATGAGATTACTCAGGAGCTAACCGAAACAAAATACATCGTTAGATCTGATGGCAGCTATATTATAGAGCCCAAAGAAGAAATTAAAAAGAGAATTAACAGAAGCCCTGATAAAGCAGATGCTGTGGCATTATCATTTTTCCCATACAGCGAGGGAGAAGAATCAACAGAAGAATTAACCAAAATATTTTATTAAGATATGGCAAAGATTGAAGACGTTTTAAAAAATCCAGATATTGAAGCTGTAAGAAAAGAGCTGATCAGAAAATCTGGTGTCAACATAGCAGTAAAATACGAAGATTGTGCAAAGCAGTTCGATGTATCAAAGCATGATGTTATGGATTCGACAAAAAGGCAGGATAAGCCAACTAAAGAAGGTAGTGTAAAAGTTAGTAGGCTGCCAGTTCCTTTTCAGAATTTGATAGTAGAACGGTCCGTTGCATTTTTGGTAGGCCATCCGGTTCAATTATCGGCAAAAACTACGAACGACAATCAAAAGATAATAGTTGACATGGTTCAGTCGATATGGGATAAATGCAAACTCGATTACAAAAACAAAGAGATCGCACGAATTCTATTTAGTGAATGTGAAGTTGCTGAATTATGGTATTTCACAAAAGAATATACCTGGTGGGAAGCTTTAAAGCAAAAACTTGGATTTGGTGGCGACTTAAATATAAGAATGAAAGTTCTCGCCAATAGCCTTGGTGATAGCCTTTATCCTTATTTCGATGAAAAAGGAGACATGACAGCATTCAGTCGTGAGTATGTTGTTATTGAGGGTGAAAAGTCAGTGACATATTTCGAGGTGTATACCGATACCGGCATTATTAAATTCATGAATGATGGTAAATGGTCATTGGTAAGCAAGGATAAAAACATTCTCGGAAAAATTCCTATTGTTTACTATTATCAGCCAACACCAGATTGGCATAAAGTTCAAAATATCATTGAACGATATGAAAAAACTATTTCCAACTTCCCAGATACGAACGATTATTTTGGCTCTCCAACTTTAATCCTGGAAGGAAAAGTAAGTGGCATGGCTGATAAAGAAAGTACTGGTAAGGCCGTTAAATTGGAAGCAGGGGCAAAAGCTTATTATTTGACATGGCCGCAAGGTCCGGAATCTATTAAAGTAGAAACCGAAATCGAGGAGAAACTTATCTACACAATGACGCAAACGCCAAATATCAGCTTTGATCAGATGAAAGGAATAGGCAATATCGCCGGATCCGCTTTTGACATGTTGTTTATGGACCCGCATTTGAAAGCAAGCAACAATGAAGAAAGAATTGGTTCTGGATTTCAAAGAAGGATCAACATTCTTAAAGCTGCTGCAGGTAAAATATTCGTGAAGGTTGAAAAGGATGTTGATACTATTTCTATAAAACCAAAATTCGAGTACTATTTGCCAAAGGATGATAAAGGAACTATAGACATGTTGGTATCTGCTACTGGGGGAAAGGCTGTGTTAAGTCAGAAAAGAGCTACAGAGTTGAATCCTTGTGTAGTAAATGCCGATGACGAATATAAGGCTATCCAGGAAGAGGACAGCGCAAGCATTTCAAGTCAAACACAAGGAAGCTTTAATTTATGAAATTGATAAACAATTTAAAAAACATAAATATATCTGATGAATCAAATTCAATGGATATAAAAGGCATTTTAAAAGATTCTGTGATAGTTAAATATTCAGGTTTATTTAAGCTTAAAAGCCTTGAATTTAAAGTATGCTATGTATCTCCTGAAATGCTTTTAATGCTTAAAGGCGGGGTTGTAAAAAATGGGATGTGGCACGATTGCGGAGAGAAAAGGATTTTGAGAACTGTAAAGGTTCAACTCAAACATTCTAA